AGGTACATAAGATGATACACACAGAAGAGATGATTGTAAACACTATTTCAGCCCTAAAAAGGATTAGGGAAGAGCAAAAGAGCCCAGTCCATGCAATCCTTTACGGTTCATGGGGGACTGGGAAAACGTTCTCATCACAAAAAATTGTATCACACTACGATGACGTCTTCTATATCAAGATCCCAGACGGGGACATCTCAAAAGGAAGGCTGTATAGGCTGATTGGATTGGCGTTGAGATCAGGTGTAAGGCACACCTGGGAAGGAACCCTGAACATGATAAAGTATCACTTAGATTATTTAAAAATAAAACCAATCTTTATTTTAGACGAAAGCCAAAGAATACTTACAAAGTATCACATCTTAAACGAACTAAAAGACTTGTCAGAGGATTTAGAGCTTAATTTTTCTTACCTCTTCTTAGGCGATCATACAATCCCAAGAATATTAGCAACGCATCCACATAGTATTTATAAAAGAATTGTAATAACAAGAGAGCTTCAGCCAATCACAGAAAGCACCATAGATACGCTTGCAAAAGAACTAAGAGTAGAAGCGGATGTAAAAGAGGTGTTTGAAATGGCAAAAAGGAAAGGATGGACTACTATCGACGTTGCTTTTATACTGCAAACTTGCAGACAAGCAAAACAGCCAGCGAAAAAAGACACTGTAGAAAAAATAGCAGTAGCATTAGGGAGGTAAAAATGACGGAAGGACAGATTTGGCAAGTAATGCTTAGACTTAAAATTTTCACACCTTGGATGGTATTAAAAGAGCTAAAAGCACCATCCTATTTGAAAAACATCTATAAAGAGAAAATTAGAAGCATAATCGTAGGGCAGTTGAAAAATGGCATTTTGGTGGAATATAACCAAGAGCCACCAGTGTTTGGACTGCCAAATCAAGATGTTGAAAGCATCAAAAGAACTTGTGGAATATGTGGAGAAAGATTTATCCCTGTAAAATCAAATGATACCTACTGCTCTGAAGAATGCGAAAAGCAATATAGAAAGCAATACTTACACAAAAGACACAGACAGCAGGGAATGGCAATTCACCGTAGATACACAAAAGAAGAAGAAAAACTCATACACGAAATCTTGAGTATCTACGGTTGCAAATCTGCAGTTTTGCAGGAACTCGCAAAGCGTCTCGGAAGACATCCAGAGGCGATAAAGTCAAAATACAAACAGATGATGAAAAAGGAGGTTCAACATGAATCACAGACAGATTTTAAAGAAACTTGAAAAGTTTGATGAGCTTTTAAAAGACAAACGATTCAAAGATGCGATAGACATTGTGCATGAGCTAAAAGCAAGATTAGAGGAAGAGATAGAAAAAGAAGAGCAAAGAGGAGACTATGGAAAAGAACTGCAACACTTGATGGGCTGGTATCTAAATCTCTGGAATCAAAAACCCCCAGAGATGTTTAAATATAGTGTTGAATATAGGGCAATTATTGGCAAACATCTAAAAGATTTGATACAAATCTATCTAAGAAACAACGAAGACATAGAACAATTGAAGAAAGATTACGAAAACTTCAAAAAATCAAGGAAGGAATGGAATGGGATATTGCAGTTTAGGAATTATCTCCCGAATCTCAAAGGCAAACCAAACACGCAAGAATGGTGTAGTCCTGAGAATCAAAGAGGCAAGGATTTCTACTTGAAAGATTGGGCTAAAGATGATGATGTGCCGTGGTGAGGTGGGGGGTATGAAGATATATAAGAACATAGAACAGATAAAGAAAGATTTTAAAGGTGCACGCATCGTAGAAGATGACAGCGGGTTTTGGGTATATGTGGAAGAACAACCAGGCTATCTTCCACGCGTGAAGAGATACCTAAAACCACGCACAAAAGAGTATATAAAAAGTATCCTGCTGGATGGCAAGTTTCCCGATAAACTTGTCAACACTGCAGTTTTTCAGGTAAAAGAAACAGAAACTATAAAAAGGATGAGAGAAGTAAAAAAGCTTGGGGCTGTTTTGGAAGGGCGTGCGGGTGTTGGAAAATCTGTTGCGTGCACGTGGAAGATAGCAAAGATGGTTTATTGGTGGAAAGTGCAAAATCCACTTTATATATCTTCGGTGCTGTTTGATACAAAGGCGTTTGAAACCTTTCAAGAACATGATGCGTATTTAATAGATGACCTGCTCCCAAATTTAAAAGATATCAAAATTGATTTAATAACTCAAATTATCTATTACGCAGAAAGCAAGAATATACCGCTTTACATCACAACAAACTCAATTGAAAGCTTTTCTCAGTTTCCAGAGCCGTTGATGTCAAGGCTTAAAGCATATTGCGAATACATCAAAATAAAACAAACTAAAGATCTAAGAGTTGAATCTGTATGTTGAAATTATCGCTTGTCTTTTTTCTACAGTCTGAGTATAATAAATCTCAGGTATGGAGAAATTGCTTACAGTTTATGAAGTAGCACAACTGTTTAGAATCTCAGAAAGAACAATTTATACTTGGATAGATGAGGGAGTTATTCGTTGTATAAAAACAAAAGATAAAGCAGTGATAAGAATACCCTTGTCAGAAGTAGAAAGACTTATACAAGAAGCTCTTGAAGTACCACCAACCAAACTGTCAGCCCAAAGAAAAAAACGTCTTTTAGAAAATCTTAAAAAATCTCTTAGATCTCTTTGAAACCTTTGCTGGTTTTTTAAACTGGCTAAAAACATAATAACAGTGTGATTACTGTAGAGACGCTTTTGACAACTGAGAACTTGAGCGAAGAACAAGACTTTGTAGAAGTAAGCGTTGTTGCTTTGTCTTCTACCTGTGTTGTTAGAAAATATGGCAATCTTTGCTTCCCAGATGATCTTTTAGCAAAAAAAGCAAAAACTTTGGTAGGAAAACCTGTCTTATTAGACCACAAATGGGAAGTGGGCTCTGTTGTTGGAGTTGTAAAAGATGCGTATTTTCAAAACGGCAGAATCATTGCAAAATTGCAGATAGTAAAACATGGAAATGAAAAGCTCATAAATCTACTCAAAATGGAACCCCGACCAATATCAGATGTCTCGGTTGGTATGACACTTCAAACAGAAAAAGAGGGAGAGGATAAATACGTAGTAAAAGATCTGACATTCAAAGAACTTTCTTTCGTTTTCGAAGGAGCAGATCAAAACGCAAAAGTGTTGTTTGAAGCAGAAGAAGACGACAAAGATAAAGACTACGCACACTGGTGGGAATCTCAGGAACTACGACAAAAAGCACCAAGAGATTATTTCTTAGACCCAACTAATCGTAAATACCCCTATCGGACTTGGGAAGGGCAAATATCATGTGCAAGGCTAAGAGCTGCAATCAGTCTTGCGGGTTTGCATGGAGATTCTCGTGTAGAAGCACGAGCCAAAAATCTGTATGAAAGACATTGTAAAGGAGGTCATAAAGATGGACAAGAAGAAAGAAGTTAAGAGACCAAGACCCAAAGGCAAGTAATTAAGGAGGTAAAAATATGTTGCAAAACATTGAGACACTAGCAAAAGAAGAGCTTATAGACGCTGTAAGAGCGTTGGAAGTAAAGCTTTCAGCTCTTGAGAAAGAAAATCAAGAGCTAAGAGAGCTTGCAGAAGTAGGCAAGAAATATGCTGAGCATCTACGTGCTGAAGCTACCAAGTTTGTAAAGATCGTGGAAGGTGAAAAATCAGCACTTCTCAAGCTCATTGAAAAAGCTGACGTAGACACGCTCAAAGAAATGGTAGATGACTATAGAGCAAAAGCTTCTGAAAAATTGCAAGCTAAGAGCGTTCAAATACCACCAGAACAAGCTCACCCAGGCACAGTAAAGAAAGAAGACATAGAGAAAATGAGCTTTGAAGAATTGAAAGAATTGGGTGAAAAGCTTAAAAAGGAGGTGCTTAGATAATGGCAACGGTGACAGGATTGACAAACCCAGAGTTATTCCCGATTTATTATGAGCGAAAGCTCTTACAATTTATTAGACAAAATCTTCCAGTGTTGAATTATGGGCAAAAGTTTATGATGCCACTCAACAGCGGTAGACAAGCTGTATTTACCAGGTTTCAACCACTACCAGTCGTAACTACGCCTCTCACCTTCCAGCCGACTCCAGCGGGCACACCAATCACAGACCAACAAGTGACTGTACAGATAGATGAATATGGAAACTACATAGCTCTTGATGAGTTCACAGACATAACATCTTTTACACCTATCATGGACGCTGCTATTGAACTTCTTGCTTATAACGCTCAACAATCATTGCACACAGTAGCAATGAATGTTTTGACCGCAGGAACAAACGTCATTTATGCGGGTAATCAAACAAGTAGAAGCGCCTTGACTGGATCATATCCCCTTACACAGCAGAATATCATACAAGCTGCAAACTTGTTGATGGATGCAAATATTCCAACATTCCCAGACGGCTATTATGTGTGTTTCATACATCCAGATAAAATCATGAACCTCTTTACGCCCGAGCAATTAATACAACTATCTATGACTAAGCGTGGACCAATAGAAAAAGGTTATATAGGTGAGTTTGCAGGTGTGAAATTCATTGTTACCACTGCAATGCCAATCGTTCCAAATGGAAACTCAACAACTCCTGCCAATGTTTATCAAACACTCGTTGTTGGATTCAATGGGTATGGGCTTGTTGATCTCGATGGAAACACAGTACAGACTGTCTATACGAACATAGATGCATTGGGACGTGTGAAAAACGTCGGTTGGAGAGCTTATTTTGCCTGCACGAGACTATACGAACCAGCAATAGTAAGAATAGAGTCTAACTAAGGGAGTGGGATATGAAAATATTCGTTAAAGAAACCACACAGGTTTGGATAAATGGGAAAGAATACAAAGTGCAAGCTGGGATACAAGAAGTAGATGACAACATAGCTCTCATATTGCTTGAAACAAAACCAGCCGTCGCTGAAAAAGTAGACGATGACAAGAAGAAGAAATGATACAGGTAACTGATTTGCAGGCTTTTGTAAACGATACCTCTTATCCAACTACAATTCTGCAAAATTGCATTAATCTTGCAGTAGATAGATTGATGAATTTGTTAAACATATCTGACACCTCCCAAATACCCGATACGCCAGAAGTAAACAAAGCGTTGCTCCTTCTGGCGGCTTCTGAGCTTGCGACAAATGTCAACATGTATTGGTCAAAAGCTGAAGGCAGGCAAATTATGAACGTAAAACAAATGATAGCAGAAGTAGAAAGGCTTTTAAATCTTGCACCTCAACCGAGTATCGTATGGCAAACACTATCGAGCAGCTCGAACAATTCTTGAAAGAGTTACCTGCACAAGTGCAGCAAGCAGCCAATATTACATTAGAAAGGTCTGCTTTAAAAATACACAAAGATATTGTAGATATTTTTAAAACGCAAGGAGAATCTCAAGGGATTGACTGGGCTCCGTTGAAAAAAGAATATTTGAAAGAGAAAATTAGAAAAGGGTATTCAGAAAAGAAATTAATAAGGACATCTACGCTTTTTCAATCTTGGACATGGAGATTGCACCCATTGATGGCGGTAGTAGGAACAGAAGTACCATATGCGATATATAACGAAATGGGAACATACAAAATGCCCGCCAGACCTTTTGCAAAGCCTGTCAAAGAAGCGTTTGAAAAACAGCAAATAGCAGAAAAGTTATTCTTAAAAACCCTTGATGAGGTATTAAAAGGTGCTTGATAGTTTAGAAAATCAAATTATTCAAACATTGACAAACGCAGGAATAAATGCTCAAGGTTGGAGCGGTAAACCTGATGAGCTATTCCTAAGACCAAACTACACCCCTTTTGTACGCATAATCATTGACAGTGTAGATTTTCAACCGCTATCTCCGTATGCATTTGAAACAAAATTTCAATTTAGCGCCCTCTTATTTTTTAAAGCGTTGAGGGAGGAGGGACAGGGAGCATATCCATTGATTACCAACATTATCAACGCACTTGTTAAACAAACACAATACAACATAGAGCCTGTAAAAGTTGATCTTTTAGCGCATCAAAGCGGTGATTTTGTGTATCGTTTGATATTCAAAGCAAACGGCAGATATGTTGTGCCGTACCCTGATGAGCCACTTATCACACAAATCAATGTGGAGGCAATGCCATGAAGTACAAGGTAAAAATCACTTATCCGAGCGTGGTGTGGATCGCTGGAAAGAGCTATCCTCTTTATCCAGATCATGAAGTTGAATTGCCAGACATTAGCAGCGACCATTTGAGAACTCTTATCGCTCTTGGATATTTAGAACCAGAGCAAGAGCAAGACCACGATCACAAAAAGGAGGTTTGATATGCCAGCCAGCTATTTACACGGTGTTGAAACAATAGAGTTAGTGACGGGACCGATACCAGTTAGACAAGTAAAATCTGCTGTTGTGTTTTTAGTTGGTACTGCACCAGTTCAGGATACAGTGCCCGCGGGAATGTCATCTACTGCGTGGTATCAACAAGTAGTCAACGAGCCAGTTTTAGTGTTGAGTAAAAGTGATGCGGTCAATTTTTTCGGACCGCCAACCCCCGGATACACAATACCTTACGCTTTGGATGCAATATTTGATCAAGGCGGGACTACATGTGTAGTTGTGAATGTTTTCAATCCAATATCAAACACAAACGCTACAACAGGTCTACCAGACCCAACGACAGTTGTGGATGCGCAAGTGATCGGTGGTGTAGACCCAACAACAGGATTGCGAACAGGACTTGAAATCATGGACCAGTTGTATTCGCAGTTTGGTTTTACTGCAAAATTGATGCTTGCACCAGTATTTTGTGAGTCTCCAGATGTTTCTGCTGCTATGATAGCAAAAGCTGAAAATCACAGAGCATTTGCACTTATAGATGCTCCTGTGGGACTTACTACACAACAAGTTATCACAGCACGGGGAGCGGGTGGACAATTAAACACATCTTCGTATAGAACCATAATTTGCTATCCACATTTGAAAGTGTACGATGAAGCCTTAAATGCTCCACGCCTTGAGCCATTTTCTCAACGGCTCGCTGGTGTGATAGCAAAGGTAGATCATGAGAAAGGATATTGGTGGTCTCCATCAAACCATGAAATAGAAAACATCATAGGCATAGAAAGACCAATTACATCTGCTATCAACAATCCAAACACAGACACAAATATTTTAAACGCCAACGGCATAGTGACGGTGTTTAATAACTTTGGTACAGGCTACAGAGTATGGGGTGATAGATCTGCTGCGTATCCAGCTTACACTGACCCTACCACATTTATCTCTGTACAAAGAACCGCTGACATAATAGCTGAATCTATAGAATATTCAACGCTACAATTTTTAGACAAGCCTTTGACAGTGGTTATCGATGGTGTGTTATCTATGGTGAATGCTTTCATAAGAACGCTAATCGGAAGGGGTGCGTTGGTAGATGGTAAATGCTATTTCCTCAAACAAAACAACCCACCTTCGCAGCTCGCAGCTGGTCAAGTTGTGTTTAACTATGAAATCATGCCACCACCGCCAGCGGAAAGAATAACATTTCAAGAAGTGATAAATATCAATCTGTTGAAAAAGTTGACTGGATAGGAGGTATAAAAAATGGGAATAGAAATTAGTAAAGTTTTTAACGCAAGAATATATATAGACGGAACAGATTTTATAGCAAAAGCCGAAGAAGTCGATCTTCCGAAAATACAATTCAAATTTGTAGACGCAAAAGGCTTGGGTTTATATTCAGAGTTTCAGCTACCAAGTGGTCTCGAGAAAATGGAAGCTAAGATAAAATTCAACAGCTTATATCCAGAATTCATTGCTCTTGCATCTGATCCTTTCACAGTGAGATACGTGATTGTGAGGGGCTCGAACCAGCATTGGACACAGCAGGGCGTATCTCAAGAGCTCCCCATCAAAGCAGAAATGAGGGGAATATTCAAAGAATTTGAACAAGGAAATCTCAAAATTGCTGAAGCTCCAACTCCAGAAGCCACTCTATCTGTCATGTACTACAAGCTCCAAGTTGATTATCAGGATGTTTTAGAAATAGACGTGATTAACAATATTTACCGTGTGAACGGTAGTGATATCCTGCAAAATTACAGAATCAATATAGGAGGGTGATAAATGACTGAAGTAAAGCTACCATCTGGAAAAATTGCAACAATAAAAGACGGTAAAGGAAAAGATTTGTTTTGGGCTCAAAAGATGGCAAATGATCCATCTGAGATAATGAAAATGCTAATGATAAGGCTTGTAGAGATAGACGGAAAAGCAATAACAGAAGATGATTTGGACGAGATGGATATATCAGATGTTGTAATACTCACTGGTGAGTTTGGGAAATTGTTTAGCCCTTTGTTGGAACAACAGCAATCCTCGTGATGGTTAAGCATGGCTTTAGCTATGCTGATCTCAAAGAGATGGACATTGACGAGCTCAGGTTTTGGGCTCAGAAATTAAACGAATATTACGAAAAACTACACAACGAGTTAGACGATGCAATATAACGTTGAGATAGTTTTAAAACTTTTTGATCAAGTCTCAAAAGCTTTATCACAACCACTTGAACAAGTAAAAAAGCTTGATGAAACATTAAAAAACACACAGCAGACAGCTGAAAATTTGCAGTCTCCGTTTAAACGATTGCAAAAAACAATCAAAGAAACCTTCAATCCCGAACATTTAGAAAAGTTTTCTCAAAAATTAGACGACTTCGCAGGCAAGATGTTGAAAGCCACGGCGCTGCCGATGGGAGGCATTTTAGGATCTCTGGCTGCGTATTCAGAGTTCCAAGAACAAGAAGCAAACCTTGAAGTCGCCTACATGGTGAACAAAAAAGCAATGACACCGCAAGCCTACAGGCAATATGAAGAATATGTGAAGAAAATCAAACAAGAAGCAGTAGAGCTCGGAGACGCGTTCCCTGGGAGTACCAAAGACTATCACGAGATGGCAACGGCTTTGAAAGAAGCTGGGCTGTCCGCAAAAGTAATAGCCAACGGAGCATTCAAAGCGGCTGCTGAATTATGGGTGCTCACAAAAGATAGCGAACACGAAAGCACAGAACAAGTCGCAGAGTATATAGCTCATTTCAAAGAAGCCTACGGTATCAAAAACAAAGATTTTCAAGCATTTGTCAATCAATTGCAGAAAGTGAAATTTGCAACAGGTTTAAGACTTGATGAAATGGCTTATGCGTCTGAGTATTTAGCACCGTCTCTGAGGTCGCTTGGTATTCAAGGGCTACAAAATTTTAAAACAATAAGCGTTTTGCTAGGAGCGTTGCACAAAGCTGGGGTATCTGGAACAGTGGCTGGTACAGCGCTCAAGGACGCATTTGAAAGAATAGTAGACCTACAAAAGAATTTAAACACACTGCAGAAAAAAGGCATCAACTTTCAAATAGACTCAAAACAGTTTTTCGAAGGCGGCCGTTTTCACATGTTGAAATTCTTGGAGGTAATGAGAGACAAGCTTTCACAAGTGAAAGATATTCAAACAAGAATGCAAATTATGCAACAAATCTTCGGGCAACGTGGTTTGACAGCAATGGGTATATTGCTGTCAGGTACAAAAAAACAAGCAGAAGAATATGCAAAGACACTATTAAGAATGGGAAAAATCACTCAAGAACAATATCAAAAGATGATGCAAAACATTTCAAGCGGTCAGTATATGGGTATTGAAAAAACAGAGCAAGCTATTGCAGAACAAGCAAATATACAACAAAGAATGAAAGTGCTATTGCATACCTTCCACAACACCTTCAAGGCAATGGCGGGTACGTTTTTAAACTTTGCGGCATCAGTAGGTGGGTTGATGGCTCCGTCTTTGGTGTTTATAATGAATAAAATCAACGACTTTCTATCGCTCATGCAAGGTCTCATAGATCAACACAAAACACTTGCACGTTTGATTATACTACCGCCAGCAGCCTTCGTAGGGTTCCTAGCTTTGGCTGGTGTTGTTGCGAAAGTAGGAAGCGCTATGTTCTCATTTCTATCAGGCGGTATTCAAGTTGCTTCTATGCTGTTTAAAATCTCAGGAGCAGTATTCAGAGTAGGAATGATGATATTTAGATTTTTGATACCAGCATTGAATATGTTAAGAGTTGTTTTTTTAACAAACCCCCTAGGTCTTTTTATCACAGCCGTAGTAGCAGCAATAGCTGTGGGATATCTACTTTATACACATTGGAAACAAATTACCGCATGGTTTAAAACACATTTTCCAAACGCCTTTAAAGATATATCTGCGTTTATAGAAGGATTTAAAAAAGCAATAGCTCCAGCTTTGAAATCCTTTCACAAGGCTATACAGCCAATCGTACACGCATTGAGTGGTCTCTGGGACGTCATAAAGTCAGTCTTTGGTGCTATCGTGCAATTTTTCACACCAGCGCATGAGACTATGAAGAAAACAAGCCATACGGCAAAACAGCTGAGCCACGCTGTCAAATCCACAGCCAATGCTTTTAAAACATTTAAAGATATAGGAGAAGTTGTAGGATTTATTTTCTCATTACCACTCAGAGGAATCGTTCTACTTATTGATGCAATAAAGTGGTTGGTTAAGGCGATTGTGGGAGCGGTTGGTGTCATAGAAAGCATATTTACAGGCATCGC